TGTTACGTCTAAATCACCAGCGTTAAATCTAAATACATCTCCTGTGCTTACAGTCTTGGAAGCGTCTAGGTTAGCGTATGCTAACAAGTTTCCAGATGTTGATGCGTCTAAAATACCAACTGCTACGATAGTTCCTAAGTTTGCAGTTGCTGTAGGATATTCAATAGCTGATGGGTTGGTTGCGGTAGTTGGGTTAGTACCAGATACATTGAATGTACTTGATCGTCTTACATAGCCTCCGCCTGTTGCTTCAGTTCCACCGCCTGTATCAGTTGGTGCTACTGTATATAAAGCAACATACAATGTTGTGGGTGCTGTATAAGCATTGCCACCAAAGACATGCTCTAAGACCTTGTCTTCTAAATAATCACTAAATCCTGCCATCGTATTCTCCTTTAATTACCGTAGTAGTAATTTCTTTTTTGTTTTGTTCCGTAAGTCTTTCTTCTCATCATTAGAGAACCTTTACCAAATGCAGCCTTCTCTTGAGCAAGTCTCATTTCTTCTAATGCTTTCTCAAACTGTTGTGTAAACATTGCTATTCTGTCGTCTTCCATCAAGTAGATAGAAGCGTGTTTCAATGCACCATACAAGTAAACATCTGGGTTTGATACTGATACAAAGTTAGTTGCATTGGTATCACTCAGTGCATTTATTTTACCATAATAAGTTAGCTGTAGGGTGTAAGGAACGTCAGGAGTTGGTGCTAATTCCATAGTACCATCAACCATTGCATAATATACTGGTTGACCTGTTAAGTTGTTATTTGCTTTTCTATAAACATCTAAAGATTCTATAGACTGTTGAAATAACGGACTAAAATCATTTGATGTTATTTCTACATTGATGGCTTCTAGCCAATCATCTGGTACTGATAAGTATTGAGCATCTGCTACTGCGGTAGCTCTTACAATCATGTCTTTTGTTCTTAACTTTCTGTTAAGTTCAGCCTCTACATTATCAATAAATGTATCTATGGTAGATGTTAAATCTGATCTGTTTAGATAACCAGCTATGGCTGTTTTTAATTCTGCATATGTCATACTTTACCTTGCCAAGTTCTAAAGACGTTATTGTCTGGATTGTTTAGCCATTGTTTCCACTTTGCGGAATCCTGTGACCAACCTTCTCGTAATGCTTTTTGCCAAATTACCATGGGTACTTCAGCTATGTGTCGCATATCTTTTCCAGGCTTAGGTGTATTGTCTCTTAGTTTCTTAACGTGGTCAATGACAGGAGCAACATCTTGAGTTGTGTGATAGACAAACTTGTCATCCTCTGTAATAAACTCTGATTTGTAACCAGTTTTGTGGTCGGTGATTGTACGTTTTTGTGACATATTTAATAAAGGGTGGGAAGGCCGAAGCCTTCCCTAAGTTTAACTAACTTATGAAGTTGTTAAGTCTGCGACTATACCGTGAGCAGCTTCGTTGCTCATTTCTAATCCATACTCACATAAAATCATCTTAGTTTGTGCGTCTCCAACTGTTGAGATATCAACTGTTTTAAAGTCTCTTAAGTAAGATACTTTAGCGAAGTCTGGATCAACTAATAGAAGTGATCTTTCTCTACTGAAGTTAGATGGTACGATTTTTAGCTCGCCAAAGTCTGATGCGTAAATAGAAACAGAAGCTTCTACTGTGTTTGCATCAATCATTTGTCTTGCTGAAGCTCTACCTGTGAAACCAGATATTTTTTGCTTGTTAACTGGGCCACAGATTGCCATTGAAGGCTCTCCGCCATTAGCGAAACAGTCTTGCAATACAGATTTTAATAATGTTTCTGTTAAAGCTCTTTGTGTTCCATCGGTTGGAGCAGCTCCACCACCAGCACCGTTACCGCCAGTTCCTCTTGATACGTTTGATGTAATCCAAGATTCAAAACCACCAGTTACTCTTGCTGTTGTAGCATTACCAGTTGTTTTAGCGCCTTTTTGACAAAGTGCTGTTTCCATATCTCTCTTAAGAGCTTTAGACATAATCGCTAGTTGGTGAGCCATTTCTGACTTCTTACCAGCAGGATCAGATGCTTGTTGTGAACCAGTCACAGTTGCGTCTCTTGATGAGATTTGAGCCACGTTACTAACTCTTGCAGTAGCTGTAGAAGCTGATCTTGAAAGTTCAAAACCCTCTAGCTGTCCAGCACCACTTGGAGTTGGTAAGTTTTCTGTTTGCCAATCAAAAACCACGTTATTGATTGAGTTTTTTCCTATAGCACTCAAGAACGGAGTTGTTTGAGGACTGATGTTATAGATAACATTACTTAGCTGTTCTCTATCTGAAGTCGCTGAGTAAGTATCAAATGCGTTTGTTACTTTAGCCATGATATTTTCCTATGTTTAAAAGTTTATATAATTTGTTCAAATAATTTAGCCGCATCCTGGACTTTGCCAGTCTTAGCTAATTTTTGATGCGCTCTTTTCGCTGGTGTTGAACTTTTAGGTACATTTGAAGTGCCAGGTCGGGCAGTTCGAGCTGCCGCTTTCTTTTCAGTTGGCTTCACTTTAGTAGCTTGTTGTGTCTTATGTTGTAACCATGCGTTTCTTAAACCAAGTAAAACTCGGTAGTCGTAAACGCTGTCCATCTCTTGAGATGAATAGCCTAAAACATTAACACCATAATCCCGAATAGCATTTTTTTCTTTAACTGCTGTTTCGTTGTCTTGCCATTCTGGAATTTGTGTTAGCAATTGTTCATTACCGTACTTGACGAACTTTTCAAGTTCCTCTTGTTGCTTTGCAGCTTGTTCCTGTTGGAGTCTAGTTGCTTCAGCTTCTGCGGCTTGTAACCTTTGCTTCTTCTCATTCCATAAGTCTTTTTCACGGACATAGGCAATAGGATCAGTATCATAAAGTGCATTCCAATCTGGCTCGTTTCCTAACTCGCCTTTCAAAGTCGCTTCCAGTTTTGGTAACAACTGCGAATAAATTGCATCTTTTTGAGAAACCTCTTTTTGTTGAGCTTCAATAGCTTTACGCTGTTCAGCTAACTCTTGAGTTTTTCTCGTATAATCTCTTTGGCGACTGTATCCACTTTGGAGTTCTTCAAGCGTGACCTGGGTATCTTCACCATCTACTTTAATAGTATATAGCTGTGGTTGCTCGGACTCCTCTACTTCAACTTGATCTTCTTGAGGTTCGTCTTCATCTTCTTCAAAGTCGTCTTCTAGGTCTTCGTCTTCTTCAATGATTTCATCATCTTCAATGACTTCGTCTTCGTTGACTAATTCTTCTGATGGTTGTTCTAGTTCGTTTTCTGGTTGTTCCGATGGAGTCAAAAAACTTTCGAAAGATTGTTCTGTCTGTTCTAAATTTGTTTGTAAACCAATCGGCTTTGCGTTGTTGGTCATATTCATTCCTTAAAAATGTAAAGTAGTATTTTAACAATACTAAATTAAATTTTACACAACTTTATGCAATCTTCCTAGTTGTGACTTTGTGATCTTACCCTTCTCTACTATTATTCTTAAATGTTTTTCTATTTCGGGTAAAAGTTTGATTGCTTTGTGTAAATTTTCTCTTTTATTTATATCACTGTCTTTAGACAATAACCATAAATTTATGTAGTCATCTTTAAGATTGTTTACAGCGTGTTTGAATGTTTCTGAGTTTAGAATTAACTCTGCTTCGTTTGAACTTAAGATATCTTCTTGTGAGGGCATATTAACCTATGTTGTCTATTAGTCTTTGTAGTCCAGAATAATCAAAACCTTGATAGCCACTTTTACCAACTTGTTGTTGTGTGTAGCCTTGAGGCATTTGTGATGAATAGCTTTGACCTTGACTAATCATATTGTCTACATTAGAACCATCTGCGATTGATCTAGCATAATCTAAACCAGATGAATAAGTGTTATCTGGAATCATAGAATTAAACATATTTAATCCATCAATGTTTGTTCCAAAGTAATCATAAAAATCAAAATCCCTTATTGGACTTCTATCTCTGTCGTCATACTTAGACATTTCAATAGGCTCTGGCTCTGTGTTTGCAAATAAACCTTTTGGCATGTTTTCAAAGTTCATTCCTACTGGGCCAATGGTTTGTCCAGGATTAAAGTCTTCTTCTATAAAGTCGTTAGCAATACTAAAACCAGGTTGTCTATCGCTAGACATTTGGTTTGTTACTGCTGGTAGTGTTGGTACGTTTTGTATTTGTGGTGCATCTACAGCAGGAGTGATTGCATAAGATGGTATGTAGTTTAGATTTGTATTTAAGTGATCGTATCCTGGCATAATTAATTCCTAGTGTGCTATTAGTTTATCAATTTTTTCGTCTAATTTGTCTAGTCTGTCAAAAATTCTTTGCATGTCTAAATGCAAGTCTTGTTTAGTAGCGTAGCGTGTAGGTATTTCTTCTCTTGTTTTATTGATCAATATTTCAACCCTTTTGACATCAGCAGCGTTAGTGCGGATGCTGTATATAATAGGAACATAAACGAGAGTGATAATCGCGTTCCAAAATAAAATAGGGTTGTCCATCAATAACTCCAAATATGCGGCCTTGGTCTGTTTTGTTTTTCTTCCGAGATGTCTAAGTGTATAAAACGAGCATCTCCTTTTTGATTCACACCAACGCCAGTAAATCCATAATCTTTAGCTTTTGATACTATGTTGAGTGCTTTGCTTCCTCTTACATATACATCAGCAGCCAATCCTTCTGCATGAGTACCTGGTGTTTTCTTTCTCGCTTCTATTGGATGTTCTTCGCATCTGTAACCAGATGTAATAATAAAAGGAAAACCCAGCTCAGTTCTAAGTGATTGTAACTTATTTATTAGTTCGTGTGAAATACCATTTTTACCACAATGTTTGCAAGCAAACTCTTCTTCTTTGAAGTTTTCCCAAGTCATTATTTTCCTACGCCCTTTACGCGTTCGTAACTGCGGAGTCCGCCGAGGCCGAGCATACCCATGAGAACGGGTAGCATGGTTGAAGTATCTGCTTGAGGTACAACAATACCAAAAGGTGCAGCGAGAGGGCTGATTAAAAAGTTGACTGCAAAACCTGCAACACATATCCATGCTGTAGCTGGTCGCCAAGATGATTGAAACCAGTTACCTTTGGCCTCTTCTTTGTTGACTTCTATTTGTGCTTTAGCAATTTCATGGATGTGCTTTTGCGACATGGTTGCGATTTCATGTGCAATCTTTTGTTTTTGATCTGCGTCTGGAATGACCTTATCAAGTAGCTTCGTTACTGGTTTTATTAGTTTGTCTATCATGTGTATATTTTTTGTGTAGGTTGTTTGCGTGTCGTTGGAATGACCACTCTAAAAACTTATCAAACCAACCAAACAATTACTTCTTCTTTTTCTTTTTAGGGAAACCAGCTTTCATGTTGGCGTAGGCTTTTTTAGAAATTGTAGATTTCTTTTTTGGTCTGCTTGTTTTAGCTTTTTTTCTTTTATTTATATTTTCATATAGTGACATAGTATCTCCTTACCATTTTACTTTGTTCGCCCAGTAAGCTGCGGACAACTTACCTCTTGCGATATTCTTGGCGTGTCTTGCCTTGAATGATTTTCTTCTTGCTTTGCCTTTTTCAGTCATTGGTTTTTTACCAGCACCACTCACGCCTTGTTGACCAAAGCGAATTAATTTTATGGTGCTACCGACTTTTGCTAAGACAGCATGTGACTTGGTTTTATGACCTGGTGTTCGTTTAGGTTTATTGTAACCAGCGAACTTTTCGCCTCTGTATGTTATTGCCATTTTAATTTAATTTTAAACTAATCTTTTATTTTATATTTATAATTTTTTCTCTGCCCTTGAACAAACTTCTGTGGTTTTAAAGTATCAATATTATAATTTTTTAAATTTTTTGGTAATTTTTTATTTTTATTATAATAATTTTGTGCAATTTTTGTAAATTCAAAATCTTCAGTTGCAGCATCAAATCTTTCTAGTTTTATTTTTACTGGCATTGTCTTTGCACCAGCTTGTTTTGCCAATAAGGCTCTTGCTCTACCCTCATGTCCAATAACTGTACCAGTTTTGTTAATTTCTAGAAATGGACTACCAGCTTTCTTTGCATCAAATTTACCAAGACCTGTTAGCCTTTTAGATGATTTTATGTTTTGTAAGTTTTTATCACTAGATGTTGTTAATTTTAAAAAATCATTTATTGGTATTCTTTTTTGGAATGTTGATTGTATTCCTTTTTTTGCATACGGATTTTTTTTAATTGGCGTATTAATTTCAATAATTGGATCATATTTGTTATATTTTTCAATGTTTGGAAATATTTTTGGTTTCAATTTTCCAACAACCTTTGCAGTCTTGACAGCAGGAATCATAGATAAAGTTTCTATAGGTGTTTCTGGTACTAACAGTCCTTTTATGCCACGACCTAATTTTTGAAATTTACTTATTACAGGATCGGGACTTGTTTGTTGTTTGTTTAATTCCATTAATTCGTAAGCAGATAAT